ACGGTATCCATCCATAAACTGGATGCTCAATTTCGCAATCAATAGTGCCGTTGTAGTTGTATACTGGGTTGCGGTAATTCATTATGAAATCCTCAAGAATAGGGTGGCAGCAAAATATTCTGTAATATTAGCAGCGTTTGACATTGCTTTCCATGTTCCTGTTGGCGTTGTTGGCGATGTGGATGCTCCTGAAGATACAACATTTACTCCGGCAGTGTTACTTATAAGATTCGTTGTTGCTCTGATACCAGTATACCTGAGATTTGATCCGGCATAATTCGTTCCGGCGGTAATTGATTGTCCTTGTATAGCGTTAAACAGGAATGAGTAAACGCCAACTTCTCCATGCGTCGCACCAGCAGTTGCGTTTAATACTTGCGTTGTTGTAGGTACTGTTGTAGGTATGGTTGCTATCTCGGTGTCTACAAAAGTCTTAATCGTCGCCCTAGTGGCTAATAGTGTAGGATCAACCGTAAAATTGGGGTCAGCAGATTCCGCCACAAGCCCGAAAGGGGTAAACGTATTACCACTTTGGTCTAGTGTCCCCAAGTCAATCCAAGCGTCATCAGCCTCATTACGCATTTTAAGTATGTTAGATGAGGTGTCATACCAAAGCATATTAGCATAAGTCGTGGCAGGAGCACTAGCACCAGAAGAGTTAGACGCCAAGGCTTGTAGGGCCAAGTTAAGATCAGCCCTAAAGTTTGGTGCCGTTTGGTTTGTAATTACAAAATCATTTTGGGACACTTTAGTTATACTCCACTATGGCGTCAAGTTGTGTTATCGAAGGTGTTACATTATCACTCGTAGATGTTAAGACTACACGGAACCTAAAGGCCCTACCGAAGTAGTCACCAGCCCTAAAGAGTTGGTAGTCAGTCCATGTAGGTGTACCAGCAGGATCATCCTGAGTGATAGAGATGTAGGTCTGTACGTTAGTGTCAGCGAACTGTACTGCACCTGTGAAATCATCGAACAATCCGGGTATATCATCAAACAATCCGGGGATGTCATCAAAGAGACCAGACGAGTTGTCTACACGGGTAGTCACATAATCTACACGAGACCTAACCAATCTAGCTAAACCTGTGTCGATGTAGCTATTAAAGTCGTAGATTGCACTAGAGGGTGCAGCGCTAGGGTCTGTAATCCTCAGTGAACTACTAATAACACTACAACCAGTTTTAGCACCTGAGAATGTAGGGTCCTCTGTTTGTGTATCTGTATTAGCAAAAACCTCAAGAGATGCGGCAGGGACTACTATTGAAGTATAGTTTTCAGAACCTACACCAGATTTATCAATAGCTTTGATGTGGTAGGTCCCCGATCTTGTAGGTACACTCACACTATTAGCGGGACGGGGTACTTTATCTACAGCAGTAGAGGCGTTAGCATAGGTAGAACCTGCCTCATCCAGAGAGTATCTGACACGATAGTAACTAAGGTCTAGGTCAGGAACAGGAGTCCACTCAAGATGGATGCTCGGTCCATTAACCTCTGCTGTGAAGCCTGTGACATCACTAGGAGGATCAAGCAAACCATTGGCTGCTACATCAAACAAGTATTCCCACTCACCTTTAACACCAAAACTGTTGATAGCTCTGGCTCTAAAGTCATAGGAACCAGTGTCCAAGTCTACAGCCCTAAAGAGTCCAAGCCCGCCTGTACCAAGACTTGTGTAATCACTGTCTGCACTATTTCTGAACTCCACTTCAACACGGTCAATACCCTCAGGTCTACCAGAGGTAATGGTTACGTTAATGATGTTAGTCAGTTTTTCACGGAGAACTTGTGTTGTAGCTTCAGCATTTATACCTACGGAGGGAACCTCGAATGGGCTTAACAGAGTAGTGTTGTCACGCTCGTAGACTACACCATCATCAACCTCATCAAAGATGCTTTCAGCAGTCTCCCTAAGTGTAAGGGATACTTGTAGGTCTAGTTCATCTACGATACCAAAGGTCCAAGCTACAACCTCAAACTCTTTGTTAGTCCAACCGAAGCGAGACACTGTAAGATCGACTACATCACCAACTTGAAGTGCAAAAGCCCTAAGACCAAAGCTGGCCTGAACTGTAAGCTGTTGCCTATTACGCTCTAGGGCAATCCTACCAATACGCCTAGCTTCAATACTGTTATCTGTGAAGGGAAGATCAATGTCAGCGACACTCTCTTGCCCACCGTCAGCAGTAATGAAACTTGCATTAGTTACGTCTGGGTAATCTGTGATCTGCCAATTAGTTTCAGCACCACGAAATGTACCTCTCACGATGTTGAAGTTGTCCCTACGAGAGTGACGAGTATTGACACTGATAGAACTACGAAGATCATCCTCATCCAAGGCTATTGTAGGTGCTACCCAATAAGCAGGTTTCATACGCCACTGACCTTGAGCGTACCACAGTAGACCACCCATAGAAGTGAGCATACTTGATAACAAGTCGTAAGGGGTGGTATCTAAGGTAAACGAGCCATTGCAGGTATAACGTGTAGTGCCAGCATCCGTATCAGTCTCATCACACACATTAGCAGCAGAGATAACTAGGTCATCATCAATGTTGGTAGTTTCTTCAGATAGGCCATATTTACTAGTGATGTAATCCCTGAGACATAGGGCAGGGTTGTCTGACCACACAGTGGTGTCTGTACGAGGATCATACAGCTTCTTACCTTTTAGGGTGACTTGAACTTCAGGTACACCATTAGGGTAGGCATCTTGATCGAAAGAGAACCTGCAATAGATGTAAGCTACACCCCTAAGCCTGTGGTTAGAAGTCCATTCAGCTACCTCGGATACTAGGTCACTATCGGCAGTTTGACTAGGGGACCCCGAGTGGAAATTAATACGGAGTTTACCGTCATACCTATTCGAAGTGCTACCGTCAGGGTCAACTACAAGAGGGACGTTACCGTCTACATCAATATCTGAAAAGTCTACATATGAATCATTGATCCACACACGCTCAAAGCTTTCAATCTCGTGACCCGTAAGAGCAATAACCCTGTGTAGGAATTTGTTGTTATTACCCGTAGCACCATCATAGACAACTGCACCAGCAGTCTTTACTTCACCATAGACAATTTGATGACTAAGGGCTGAACCTCTTTGTGTTACATTATAACCTCTAGATGCACCAAGGCCGGGTAACTTAGGCTTAGGTGTAAGAGCATTGAGGGCAAGACCTAGTGCAGCTTGTGCAAGGAAACCTACTGCGGCGGAAACCAAATAACTACCAGCTAAGGTAGCCGCACCAACAGAAAACAAGATACTAGACCCAAGAGCAGCAGCAGCGGTAATAAAAGCCATTCTTAAAGCACCTTCTCGTGTTTAGTTTCTATCGGGGAATAACCTACCCTTGAGAGTAGTTTATCAATGGGGTTCTTGGTTGACGATGAGGCTACAACACTCTTGATGCCATCTTCTTTTAAGCACTTCTCTACGAACTTAAGTAAGGTAAGAAATACTTTTGACTTCCTATAATCAGGGTGTACATATACACTATCGTAATACCCAATTATTTCTTTAGTGGTTAGTGGTGGGATAATAAGAACAACGAAGTAGCCAATAAGTTTGTTGTCTATTCTAGCAGTAAAAAACTGTAGTTTATCCATTTCCTCTAATTGGGTGTAGGTGTCCCAATCAATACAAAGTTCTTTTGTAGGGTGACCGGATTCTTCCCACTCTTGTACTGCTAGTGATTCAACTTCTTTTTGGGCTAAGGATAAAAACTCTTGTCTGTAATCAACCTGCATTTCTCCCCCAAGCTACATCTTTATTCTGTAGTGACTCTACGAAGTCAAACCCTAGATCGTTAGGGTAGATTGACTTTTGGTAACCTGATGTGTATCTAGCTACTCGTGATCTTTCTAGGTCGATGAGTTTATTCTCTACCTTAAGTTCAATAGTTCCAGTTTCAGGCCCTTCACTGATGTTCATCTCATCCATATAACCGGAGAAGATTTGAGTAAGACCTGAATAAGTAGTTCCATCTACAACACCGAAGTAGATATTACATACACGACCTTGGTAGGTAGACTGTAGGGCAAGAGAGATGACTTCAGAGTTGATACCGCTAAGGATGATGTCTGCACCCTTGACTGCAATCTCTGAAGTCTCATCTACACTACTGATGCTCAATAGTTGACCAGCACCGATGTAAGTGTTACCATCAATGGTAGCCTCACCTGAGCCTGTCCACATACGGATAGGGGCAGAGTCAAAGAGGAGTTCTACAGCAAAGAATGGAGCAATCGTGGCACCATCTAGTGCGTCACTAAGTGTAGTTGTCAGGTCTCTGCTTGCCATTACGTTACTACCTCTACACACTCAAAGCTGATACCATATGAACTAGCGTTATTGATTGACCAACTACTTACGTTCTGTGCTAGGCGAAACATACCTTTAGCGTTGTTGTATACTACAGTGGCATCCGTATAGTCAGCCCTAAGCTTAGGCCATATTTCAAGTGTTCCATCGCCTGTTTGGTCTACAAGCACTTGGTGTAGTCTAGCAGAAGAACCCGACCCTAGTTGGATGTAATCACCTTCCAAGAGAGAGCCTGTCATAACCACAGTAACACTTTCGTCGCCTACAGAACCACTAAGGGTACAAGAGGACACAGTGCCACGAGGAGTAGCATAATCAGGATCACCTAAGAGAAAGGTGCCAACAGGGCCTTTTAGTTTAGTTAGGAATGACTTCCAAGGTGCCGCTAAATCCCTACGTACTGAGGGAATGTTGACAGAGGCTTCCCACCTTTGCCCTTGGTGGGTAATAACCTGTTGTTTGTAGGTAAAGGGTGACTGAGAGGTAGCTACAGCATTAACTGCTCTAATGTCTATACTCCCAATCCCAATACTTGTAGGAGTGCTAATTGGAAAGGCAATGGCCATGTTTTATTCTCCTATACCTATCCAAAGGCACTTTTCATGGCACCGCCACGTCTACGTTGATCCATAATCTGACGTTGTGTCATACTGGCAATCTTAGGTGCTTCACTTGCAATGATACGCTTAACACTTTCATCACCATTTGCTTGGAAGCTGAAGTTCTGTACGATATTAACATTACCACTAGAGTTACCCTCCATTTGAACACCCAGCTTACCATTAGCACCACGCTTTAGAGGCATAATAGCTTCTGGTCCAGCTTCACCCATGAGGCCAGTTTTACCACCGGACATAGGGAAGTATGTAGGACCGCCAACCACACCACCATTAGCATAGGCTTTGATCTGTGATCCACCCTGCCATGCGCCACCGTCAGCTTGGAAAGCACCCATAATAGACCCTACAATACCAGAACCTACACCAGTAGCAGCATTAAAGCTCCCTACAATCCTCTGTACTACAAGGATGTCAAAGAGTTGCTTGATAACTGCACGAGCCATATCTTTCATAGAGTCCTTAAAGGATTTAGTACCTTCAACCATAGACATGAAAGCATCAGACATAGAACTTGACATGATATCAGATACAGACTGTATGTTAGCTATTTGTTCTTCTTCAGCCTTTAGTGCTTCAATACGAGCAATAATTGCATCTGTAGCTCCAGAACCATAGATTTTCTCGTAATCAACCCCAAGGGCTTGTACTACTTGTCTTTGTGCTTCAGTCTTTCCTACAAGAGCTTCCTGTAGTGTTAGTTGTTCTTGTAGCTTTTTTATAGCTTCAGCAACTTCGTCTTTAGGTGCTACACCCCCGCCACCGCTAGAGCCTCCCCCTGAGGGTTTTAACTTATCTAGTTCAGCTTGTCGTGCAGCAGCGGCCTTAACCCTCTCCTCAAGAGCGGACCTCTTAGTTACTAAGAGAGCTTCTTGCATAGGGCTTAGAGGCCCAGATTGCATCATCTCAGAACGGTCTTGTGCTAGTTGACCCTCTACAGTAGCTTGAACTTGTGATTTGCCAGCTTTAAGCGCGGCAGTTTCTGCTTGGATAGCTACAGTCTCGAAACCAATGGAACCAATAGCGGACAAGATTCCACCTATCTTACCGAGGGTTGTTGTCAGCCGTGCATTCATCACGTCCACAGACATAGACGCCCTATCGAAAA